AATCACCCGGATGGCATGCATAAGAAGCCTGCTTTCTTCTGAAACAGAGGAAAGCAGGCTTATATTATCTGACATTATCAAAAAGGATAAATGGTTCAGGTATCCTATTATTTGATTATTGTCTCTGACAGATAATCGTTGTTTCTACAGTAACATTTACATCATTACCTGCAATGTTTAAAACATCCGTTGTTATAGATGTGCCGGAAAACCTGGCGTAAGCAACGACTGTATGGTTCGTCTGATTTGTAGACAAAGCTAAGAACTTATATCCTGAAGGCACCGTATACGCATTCACCTTTCCTATAACTTGACTGGTACCTGTAAACACATTTGTAAAAGTATGGCTGATAATATTGTCCTTAAGCACCTTCCCTTGCCTTGCATCCAGAGCAAATCCTTCTTCCAAAGTCTCAAGATTGTTCGCGATATTCACCGGACCTGCCGGCCCCTCGTCTCCTTTATCCCCCTTTGGTCCCTGGATTCCCTGTAATCCTTGTAATCCTGTCGCACCGGTATCACCTTTGTCGCCTTTTGGACCCTGTGGTCCTGTCGCACCAGTATCACCTTTGTCGCCTTTTGGACCCTGTAGTCCTGCGGCGCCCGGGTCACCTTTCGGTCCTGTGGCGCCAGTCGGTCCCTGCGGGCCGGCAGCACCAGTGTCACCTTTTGGTCCTGTGGCTCCCTGTGGACCGGTAGCTCCTGTAGGCCCTTGTGACCCCGTCAACCCCTGAGGGCCTGTCAATCCCTGGGGACCCGTGGCTCCGGTCAGGCCCTGGGGGCCCATCGGTCCGGTATCGCCTCTGTCACCCTTATCACCTTTTGGACCGGCTGCCGCTACCTGAGTGTCCGACTCTCCTATGAACCAGTTGCCGTTGGCCCCGATGTGAGGCGTGATGCCATCCTCTCCTCTTGCCCTGACGCCTGTGTCGTAGTCATTGATGTACCAGTTTCCGTTCTCACCGATGTAAATCTCCGGTATGAAGCTTGTTGTTTCATTCATTCAGTTGTCCTCCTTATTCTTGATACTAGAATATTACCGCCTATTGCCGGGACATGGAGGGACAGTTATGTATTTTACATTTTTAACTGTATTAGCTTTTGCAGAGGTATGTTGCAGATAAAGTCATCCTACTGGGAAGTTAGGGAGATGCCAAGTATTTATTTGATTTCTTGTATTTATTTGGCTGACCGTATATAATTATGGCTAATAAAGTTTGGGGGAAAGGTGATTGAAAATGTTAGAGTATATTTCTGCCCCGGAAGAGGCAAAGAAATGGGGCATTTCAGAAAGACAGGTGCAAAAGCTTGTGAGGAAAACCGCATGCCCAGCGTGGCAAAATCAGGCCGTATGTGGCTGATGCCAAAAGACGCAAAAAGCCCATAGATAAACGGAGAAATACGACGTTGTCATGATAAGTAACAGCCATGTTATGGCGCGTATATTGAATAAATCCACTCATAGTTATAATCTAAAGAAGACAAGGAGGTAATTGATATGACATTAGGGAAAAGAATAAGACAATTCAGGCTTCAAAAAGCTATCTCTCAAGAAAAACTTGCAGAAGAATTGAATGTTTCACGTTCGGCTATTGCAAAATGGGAAACAGATGGCGGTATTCCAGAATTAGATAACTTGATACAACTTGCAAAGACCTTTGATGTTAGCTTAGATGAATTGACTGGAAATATGAAAAAGCAGATGAACGAAAATGAATTTGCCCCGATAGCTTATTCCAGCTATGATTTTGGAAATCAACATTACGACATTGAACTTACCGGTTGGAATGATGGGGTATATGATATATCTATTATGAATGAGGATAAGGATTTTCTGTTTTATAGAAAAATGGTAAAAACAAAACTGGTATATGGAATTATAGGAAAAAGGTACATTGCTTCGTTTTTACCGACGAAAAAAATAGCAGATGAGCCAGTTTCTGTAATAGAAATTAATAGAGATTATTTTTGTGGTAAGCCAGTGGTACTCGAGCTGGTAAAAAAAGAAGGCTTCATAAAGGGCTTATTTGACTTTAGAGATGATAATTACCGAAATGTAGTGATTGACACTTTTGAAGAGCTTGTTCTTCGTTTACAATTTGGAAGAGAACTCAATATCAGCGAGATAACAAAGATTGAAGAACTGGCTGACTAAACATGCATTTCCAGTTTATCGGTATTCACGCACCTATTCTTATGCGGCGGCTTTTGAGAAATCGAAGCCGCCGTTTCTTTTTTATTTAAAGAAGTGGAACCTTTCCCTAACGTTTTCCGGGGTTCAGCCTTCTAATCGTCAAAGGCTTCTTTCATCTTGCCCATATCTTAAACTTACGTATTTACAAGGATTGTAGGCAATTTTGTTACCAACGGGCTTCCTACTCAGTTTTGTTGAATATCACTATATACTATTATAATTACTGCCTATTGCACCATTCCTGCAGCTTCTTAATGCACGGTGATGGCCCGCTGAAGCATCCGTCCTGGACGCACCCGAGCCATTTCTGGATAGCCTTTATGGTCGCCGGCCCGATATGCCCATCCTGCTTGGCACCGACCTTCTTCTGTATAGCCTTGATGAGCGGGCTGTATCCTGAAGGGCTCGACAGCCACTTCCAGCCGCCGTCCAGTCCGGGGTTCTTATCTCTGTAGCACAGGAACTGGTTCGACACCACGCCGTCGACCGTCGTTCCGAATATCTGCTGCAGCCTGGTCGTCAGCTTCGGCCCCCACCAGCCATCCTCCTTCAATACCGTCTTGCCGCCGTCTCCTTCAGACGGTGTGGTCGTGACCGTCACGCTGCCGGATGCACCAGCGATTTCCGCAAACGGGAAGTTCGTGCCGGGGCAGCTCGTAGCGCATACGTCACGGTGTGCCTGCACCTTGCCGATGCCATACTTATCCTTAAGATATGCAACAAGCTCCTTTCCTGCCGCCTTCTGCGCTGCCGGCATGGTCTCGGACATGTACGTTCCTTCAAAGCAGATGCCTATGCTGTCGGAGTTGCTGTCGGATGCATGTGCACCTACTGTCCCCTCCGGCCGACCGCGATATACGGAACCGTCTTTCCGCACGAAGAAGTGGTAGCCTATGCCCGCCCATCCGTTGTTCAGATGCCAACGGTGCACGTCCTGCACAGTGCAGGTGGATGCCTCTGCGTGGTGCAGGATGATGCGGCTTGTCCTGCTTCTTCTGCTCATGCTTCCAAATGATAAATTTGATTCTATGATTTTCATGTATTTCTTCTCCTTCCATTTAAAAGAGAGCCTGGAAACAGGCTCACTTTTATACTTAGCCAATATGATGTTCATCGAACAATACTCATGGTTAGCTTATTTTAATAATTTGCATCGTATCATTACCCGTACTTTTTACAGTTCCGACAGCAGACAACACTGCTTTTATCTTGTCACCAGCGGCACATGTAATATATTTGCTATAGTTTAGACTGCAATACCCGGACTGTGCATAATTAATAGATGTATGTATATCTGTATTGTTTTTTTGCAGTTTTCCCCAAACCGAAGCAGCACCACTAACTATCGCAGTACAGTCAAATAGCACGAGATACGAGCCTGGCTTTCTTATAGTTACACTAGACGCACCGGATGACGCTTGATAATATTCGTTATTAACTGAGATTGTATTCCCTATATCCCAATATTGCGTTGTGGACACCGACCATTCTTTCCCATACTTACCAGTAGTGACGGCCTTTCCAATATCAGCAATATTGCTATTTAAAACCTTCCCCTGTCTGGCATCCAGCGCATACCCCTCTTCCATCGTCTCAAGATTGTTCGCGATATTCACCGGGCCTGCTGGTCCCTGGTCCCCTTTTTCACCTTTCGGCCCCTGGATTCCCTGTAGTCCCTGCGGGCCTTGAGGTCCAGAAGCACCAGTATCGCCCTTGTCGCCTTTCGGTCCCTGCGGGCCGGCTACGCCTGGGTCGCCTTTTGGACCTGTGGCCCCGGTCGGTCCCTGTAAGCCTGCCGCACCAGTGTCACCCTTCGGGCCGGTAGCTCCCTGTGGACCTGTGGCTCCGGTCGGACCTTGTGGCCCTGTCAATCCCTGGGGGCCGGTCAGTCCCTGCGGACCCGTGGCTCCGGTTGCTCCCTGCGGACCCATCAGGCCAGCCTCCCCTTTATCGCCCTTATCACCTTTCGGACCTGTGGCCGGCACCTGCGTGTCAGATTCTCCTATGTACCAGTTACCGTTGTCTCCGATGTGCGGCGTGATGCCGTCGTCCCCTCTTGCCTTGACCCCCGTGTCGTAACCATTGATATTCCAGTTTCCGTTCTCACCGATGTAGATTTCCGGTATGAAGCTTGTTGTCTCTTCCATAAATATGTCCTCCTATTATTTGATAGCCGTATCCTATCAAATGTAATGGGGACATGGAGGGACAACGCAGATAATTATTCCTGCTTTTCCACTTCCGGCAGACCCGCCAGGCTGTTCAACAGGGACAGCACTCCGGCCAGCACCGATGCAGATATGACATACTTGATATCTACCTGGCTCATTACCGCCGCCGTGCCTATGCCGGCAATCGCCGCCTGCGCCACGGTCTTGATTGCTCTCATGCCTGCCCTCTTGCTCCATTCAATCCAATATGCTTTGTTCATCATTCTCCTTCTCCTTTCACTGAATCATAGTTAACAAGTAAATAAGGCCGCCTGCTACGGCGGTCCCCAATGCCCCCAGGAAGGCGTTGAATATAGCTTTTGTAGAATCCTTCCACCTCTTTGCCGGCTCCTGCTCAAGCTGCTCCAGACGCGCCCCCTGGTCCTTCTGCTCTTCCATCATCGTCCGCATGTTTAAGGCCAGCTCCTTTACCGATATGACCAGCTCCTGTATAGTCTTGGTCTGCTCCTCCTGGTCCTTCATCCGATGTTTTAGAGAGCCAATCTCATGTTCATGGCCTTCAAGCTTAACTGCAATCTGCTCTTCTGTCACATCATGCTACCTCTCTTTCTGTACAATTCTGCTTCTACATCTTCCCGCCACCGTGTCGGCACGCCTTCAAGCGTCATCTTATCCGTTTCAATCCGATGTACATAGAACGCTACCATATCACTCACCTCCTGCCACTATGACAGCCAGCTCTTCAATCGCTCCGTCCTGGATTTCCTGCCCAGCTTCCAGCTCATCCACGCGCTGCGCGAGCGTCTTCTCCTCTGTCTGCGGAATCTCCGGGTACACGCTGCCATCATCTGAAAACTGCAGCCCCCCATCAACCGTGCGGTAGACTGTCTTATATGCGGCATAGTCCCCAAGCAGCGTGATGCCGTCAGGCCGGTACAGGTCGAACCCGGTCAGCTTCTCGGGGACATCCCCCAGTACCTACACCACGTTGCCGGAAATCCTTGAAAATTCCACCTCATATGGCGTCTTAAGTTTCTTGTATCTAAGGATAAGCATCTACATACTCCTTTCTAGTATAAAAAATAGAGCCTTGCGGCTCCGGGTCTACGGGTTTCGTTTTGTTACTAAATAGCAATTAAATAATTAAGGCAACTTTAATGTTTATTTCTTGATATTTTTTTAACATTTACAATTTTGTATACTAAGTTAATTATATATGCCAATATAAATGTACAGATAAAAATAAATGGTACAACTATAAAGTAATACTGTATTCTACTTGGCATATTTGAGACAGATGATATTAGTTTAGGATATGTATATTGATCAAATATCCAAGAAACTATATACATTCCAAATGACACTTCTGAAATCGTAACTATAATCTTCTTAACAGCTTTTGGCATGCAATCAGTACTAATTCGTAGCAAGAAAACAAATATCAATATAGAATTTATGAGATTTTCAAATCCTCCCCATGCGCACCATTCGCCACTGACAAATACCGATCCGTATGATCTCCAGTATGAATATGTACTGCTGGCAAATAATGATAAAACAATCAGAACAAAATTAACTTTTATAGATATATTTATTTCTTTGCGATACTCATTTATAAAAGCACCAATAAAATAATATGTTAACGGATATATTGATGTCCACCACGATGGAACAAACTTCTGATATTCGGAAGAAATAGAGGGCTGAAATATCCAATTCGTTGTAATAAAATCAAAATTATTAACTATACTTGGAAGAGTAGTCAACAGCATTAATGTAATCAAGAGCATAATCTTACTCTTTTTATCTGGTAAATTTTTATAAATAAGATTCAAGAATGGTATAAGCAAAAATAGCCCTATGTACATCTCAACATACCATGAATATTGCTGAAAAGATGTTATATTTACAAATGCGTCAAATATACTTATGTCTGTTTTCATCACCGCTATTTTATAAATTAAAATGCATAAAGTAGATAACAAATAAATTATTAATGTTTTCTTGATTCCAATATAATATTTTTTTGTTAAATGCTTAGAGTTCATTAAATACCCTGTCAATATTAAAAACATTGGAACGCATATCATAAATGCTGTGCGCATAAATACTGCAATATAAAGCCTTTTTCCTTGTATTGTCGTTGTATAAAATTCATTATTTAAAAAGAAATGCACCGATATCACTGAAAAAATAGCAACGCATCTAATAAGATCCAAGTTTATATCTCTGCACAAATTCCGCGTCTTTTCCACTATTCTTCCTCCCAACATATACGATAATATTATAATTATACACTACCATTGACTCATGGCAAAGCTATTTTGTAAATGTTTAGTCGCTTCTTCATCCAAGTGGCCTATTTCCAACGTCCCACAGCTAAAATAGTTATGTTTGTTTTAACATTACTTGATGATGAAGGCATACACAAATAAAATCCCACTCTTGTTTCGTCAGCCGAAATGCTTCCTGTAAAAACTATACCTGTATTATATGTTGAAACAGTTGCAAACGGTTTAGATGAAAATGGCTTAGAAAAGGCATAGAACTTCCTTTCACCAGCATGAAACATGCTACCATATGCCGTCGTGAAATTATATATGTTTTCAGCCGTTTGGTAGCAAATTTGAGTGCCATCATTAAATCTCACATAATTTTCTCCAGACTCTATTATTCCACCTATACCCCAATTGCTATTTAGCATTTCAATACTAGCTGCATTTGCATCTGCTTTGGTCGTATTAGCCGTTATCTTTTCAGTCAGCTCGGCCACCTTCTGCGATATCGTAGTCCTGATTGATGTCACAAGACGGCTTACCCCATGTGCCCCGGCCGGAATCCCGTCTTGGGTCGTCGCCCATATCTCATCAGCGCCGTCGATGACGGAGCCCTTGAACGCTTCCAGGGCTGCCGCATCATCCGAAATCTTTGTTTCAGTCGTCGAGGCCCATTCGTCAATTCTCTCAAAATTTGTTCCCATACCCGTATTTACGTTTACCGGAGTGCTTCCTGTTATCGTCTTAAGTTTCAAGAAATCTGTTGTTCCCATCTTAATTACCTCCTGTTAATAGTGCCTTCGCACGGATGTCAAATTCATATGCAGGTATATTTTTTGCGTCCAGCTCATCCGCCGTAATCTCCAGAGCATCAAGTTCATCTGCTGTAATCGGGCTACCGAACATTGCAATGGTATGCTGCCATATATTATTGATAGTTTCTTGCGTAGTTTTTCGTTCCCCGTCTGTCGGGTCATAGATAATACTGTATCCTGTCGCAGCCTCTATCGCCCTCTGCGTGGCGTCTTCGCACAGGTGGGTCTGCTTCACGCTCGCGTCTGTCGCGTTCCGGCAGGCGGTCTCTACTTCGGTGTAGGACCTGCACAGGCTGTCTACCCTGTCGCCCTCTGCCTTCGCATAGGCTGCCTGTTTCCCGGCCTCGTCCCCCTGTACACCAGCATAGTCGCCTTTCCCTTTCGCGTAGTCCCCCTGGTTCTTCGCATAGTTCCCCTGGGCCTCCGCATAGTTCCCTTTCTCGACCGCAGTGTCGAGCTCCTCCATAGCCTCGGTGCACACGGTCTCAGCGATATCCGCATAGGCATCCCGGACGTCCTCTCCATATATGGCCGTACGAAACGCTTGTATCTGCTCTGTTATCTTATCTCTCAATGTCAAATCGCTCCACCTCCTTCGAGAGCCTCGAGCCGGGACAGTATCCCATCTATCGCCTGTTGCTGCTGCATATCTTCTTCCTGCAGGGCATTTATGGCCAGTCCGTCTGCAGCCAGCTTCTCCAGGATGTCCGTAAGCTGCTGCTGTACATCAGAAGCGCTGCCCTCCAGCAGCTGCACTTTGCCATCGATGGTCGTCACCGCCTGCTTCGTGCTGTCCACCTCCTGCGATATGGTGCTCACGCTGGCTTTGAGCTCTTCCACGCCCCGTGCCGAGTCCTTCTGCTTCTCGATCGCCTTCTGCAGCGCCGCCTGCTTCTCGGTCAGGGACTTTATCGTGTCTCCCAGGACTATCCTGTCATTCGCCGGATCCAGAAGGTCGTACTCACGCTTCGTCACCATCATGTATCTGTCCAGCCCATGCGGGACCGACACGACCCGGACCATATCGCCAAGCCTTATCCTATCGATATCGACGTCGACGAGGTGCAGGTCGACAGCGGTAAGCTCAATTGTCAGGGCAAGATTCCGCATGTTCTTTAGATGCTCCTGCCCCTTCGTCTTCAGGTTCGCCGGCACCGTCACGTCTGGCCACTCGTTCGTTCCGACAATCCTTCCGTACAGCGCGATTGCCTCCGCATCCTCGAGGTAGTCCCTGCCTCCGTTGACTGTGGCGATGGTCAGCTTCGACCCCTCTTTCGCCCCTTCCGGTGCTTTGCCGAGCGGAATCAGTACCGTTATGATATCTTCCGCGCTTATATGCTCCGTCAGGTCCAGTATGTTCTCCCCGAACCTGATGGTCTGCAGAGATGTCCTTCCATAGCTTTCCATGTAATCCAGATACCTTACGCTACCATCATGCCTTACGACAAGATATCCGCCATTGCTGTCTACCAGCTTATTCATAATCGTATCAAGCGTGTTCGTATACTGATTATCCTCTCTGGCATCATAATTCATCGACTGCTTTTCGACGGTACCCAGAGCGAAGCGCTTGGCAGGCTCCACCTGGCTGTTATGCTGGTTAAGCTTGTCTTGCAAGTAGCTACGTGGCGTCAGGTTATGGTACTCCTTCGGCCGCTGTATGCTGTCAAGCAGATAGCCAAGCTCCCCCTCGCATGTAACCGTTACCGTACCATAGATGTCATGCTCTGTAAGCAGAGGGCGGCCAGAATATAGGAGCAGGTCGTCATCATACGCTTCAATAACAGATGTCAGCTTTTTTATGTCTGGAAGCGACGGATGCGTCGCCGGAAGGGAAAGCACGAGGCTGCCACTTTTATTCACCTCCATCGAAACCTTTCCGCTTATTATGGCCAGCTCCGGCTCTCGAGGGTCATACAGCAGTTTTCCGTCATAGTAAATCTTATACATCACAGCCTCCCTCCCCTATAGTCGATGCTGATTACACCTCTACCTGCGAATGTCAGGACATGTTCACCTACACCAAGCTGCAAATCCAGGATCTTGCTCCGGCCGGCCGGAAGGTCATAAGCCTGGCCTGCATATTCAACGGTCATCGCCTCCGAGCATTCAAAGACCGGAACGACCTTCTTACGCCGCCCCGGAATCATCAGTACCATTGTGCCATTCACCTGCAGGTCTTTATAGTTCCTTATTATCCCATCTTCAAAGCAGAAGTCACTCCACACCCATTTCTCGATGCCAGAATAGCGTTCCAGCTTATAAGGCTCGGCTTCAACCATGATGGTGAAATGTTCAGCACCCTTGAAGTCCTTATCTGTTTCCGCTTTCATACGTCCACTATAAAAATATCCTCTGTCGCTATCCAGGATGATTCGCCTCCGCTGGCCGTGGCAGTAATCCAGTATGTCCGAATACTTCACGTGCCAGCGTGCAAATTCTTTTTCCCGCCGGATAAATTCCATCTTTATCTCGCGGTTTCCATAGTTTGCTTCACCTGTGAGAGCTTCGCTCAAGTCGAGGTCGCCATCCCGGCCCGGTACGGATACCAGATATGTCTTCCGTTCAGGATCCGCAATCTCTATCCTGGTACAAACCAGGCCCCAATCCCTGTATGTATGCTTTTCCCCGATTATCACGCCAAATTCGAACATTATACATACCTCTCTTTCAACGGAGCCTGATCTCCTAGCCGTCTGTCGACATACACTGCCGATGCATTCCCAACATCCTTTGCAGATACAAGTGCATTTACCTGTATCCTCAGCTCGGACACGGCCTCCTTTATGCCTGCTATAAGATAATCGTAGTCGAACTGGGAATCCTGCTCTCTCTTGACATCGATGGCATATCTGTTTCTTCCATTGCCGGAACGGACATTTGCTGTAAAATCAGATATCGTATCCAGCTCCATCGCCTTTGCCACTGCTTCGCTTGCCTTCTCGACGTCAGGTATCATGTTCAGGAGTCCTATTTCTGCTCCTTTGCCAGCGTATTCACCTATCCTTGTCGTCACCCTGGACGGGGAATTGATCTGTAACGCTTTCCGCATCGTCTCTTCAACCTTGTTTGCCAGCTTTTCCGCTGCTGAGACGGCTTCACCCGAGCCGGCACGTATGCCCCTTGCCAAGCCGAGCGAGGCGAAATACCCGTTATAGTAGAATCCCGAAGAGAGGCTTTCCAAGGCAGAAAGCATATCAGCAGAGCCTCTTGCCGTGCTTGCTTTTGCAGATTTCATTCCGCTTTCTATGACACGTACGAAACGTTGCATGCCTGACGTAACCGTCAGCTGTACTGTCCGCATATTCGCCCGGACCGATGCATCCATCGCCCGCATCCCGGCGTTGGTAGCAGCTACGTTCCCTTGCATTCCTGATGACACTGCACGGTTCCCCGCCTGCATCCCTGCGGTAATGGCCATCGCAGTCTGATTCATGCTTGCCTTTGCCGCCAACGGTATCCTGTTGAAAGCTGCTACCGATATTTTTGTCGTGCTGTTCAACGCTTTATTCATTGCTGCAACCGCGGACTGACCGGCGGATGACATGGTACTCCGCATAGTTGCGGCCAACACTGCCGAACGTCCTTGAACTCCTAATATATATCCATCTACTGCATCTTGTCCGAAGCTTTCATACTTTTTTGATGGGGAATGTGAATCATCTGTTGTCTTTGTTGCATTCTGGCCAGCTGTTGCCATATCTGAAGCCGCATCGCCCACTCCGCTTACATCCGACATTCCTGTCGTGTACCCGTCAACTGTTGCTTTTCCTATGCTTGTAAAATCTGCCGCAGCTATCTGTTCCCTTAACGATTGTTCTGTCTGAGTAACCAGGTCCATGACCCCTTGCGGTACATCTGACGTATCGAACGCTGTTTTAAGAGCGGTTGTGGCTGTTTCTCCGCCGTTCGCAAAAGCATCGGATAGCTGCTGCAGCTCCGTATCCGAAGCCTGTACCATCGCATTCACGTATCCTGCCGATTCAGGTCCTGCCTGTCGTAGCTGCTCGAGCAGCCCTTCATCTACACCTCTCTCGGCCAATATTGCTATGTTATCCGCCCAGCTGGCGATGACCCTCTGGTTCTCCTGCAGGTTCGCCGTCATTTCTGCAACGGATATGTCCGATTTATCTGATAGGACATCGAACATGTTCGTCGCCTGCTCCTGATAGCCCTGCCATGTCTCCGTCAGGCTTTGCACAGCTGCCTGCTGGCTCTCAGAGAGCTGTTCCATCGTCAGTATCTGCGACTGTGCGCTGTCATTTACCGCTGCGGCCTGCGCCTGCTGGCTCTCTACCATGACATTCTTCAGATGCTCTTCTGACGCCGCCAGCTCCTTCTTCTTGCTGTTCAGCTTTTCTTCCTGCCCATTCAGTTCATTTGTGGCGTCATTATACTCTTTCATTAATGGCAAGGATATGTCACCAAGACTTTGACGCTCCTCTTCAAGCGCATTCCTTTTTTCCTGGAGGGCAGCCTGTTCTTCCTCGATTTTTATCTGCTCTTTGGCCACTTCAAGATATCTTTCCCTTGCAGCCTGTGCTCTTGCTTCTATCTCGTATGCTTCGGCTTTTTCCAACAGGGCATCTGCCGACATGCTCAGAGCATCTGCTTCTTCATTATAAGCAAGGTTCAGCCCATCTATTGATGAATTGAGGCTATCTACATACGCCTTAAGTTCTGCCTTGTCTTCTGCGCTCTTATTCTCTTTTGCTGAGAGCGAGGCTATCTTTTCCGCAAGATCCGTGTTCGCTTTTGCGGCTGCATCTATATCAGATGCATTTTCCTCATAAGCCTTGCTGGTAGAGTCGAGAGATTCTACCAATTCTTTTGAATGCTCTACGGCATCCTGCTGCGTTTCTAATGCGTCCTTGGCTCGTGTATCGAGCTTGCTTATGGCCACTCCCAAGCCGGCGATAGCTGCCACTGATGCTGTAATCGCTATGATAGTCGCGCCTAAAGGATTTGCTGCCATAGCGGCATTCCATGCCCATTGTGCCGCCGCAGTGACTCCCAGTTGTCCCGATAGCACACCTAGGATTGCTGTCTTTGCAATCGTAAGCATGCTGCTTTTCGCCTGTACGATGTTCCCCGCCTCTGTCGCTACCGTCTGGGCGGCTTCAGCCTGGGTCCCTAATGCAGAAGCGATGGCCTCGCTTTTATCTGCGTTTGCCTTTGCCAAGGAAGCACCTACGGCAACCTTATCTGCATTTGATTTCGCCTTGGTTGCTGCAGCATCCAACGCCTCAGCCTTTGCGCTCAGCTCAGAAGAAGATGCACCAAATTTTGCGGCCTGGGCTTTTGCCTTTTCGACTGCAATTGCAGTCTTATCAACATTCGCCTTTGCCTTTGTAACTGCAGCAGCCGCTTTTTCCTGTATGGTTTTGGACTTTGTTGCGGCGGCTGCCACCTTATCTTCTGCCGCTTTCAGTTTTGTGATGGCCACGGAAGCCTTTTCCTCCGCTATCCGCACCTTTGATTCCGCTGTAGCAGCTTTGTCAGCAATCGACCTTGCCTTCGTTGCAACGACGGAGGATTCCTTCGCTATCGTTTCTAACTTGGTTGCTTTTGTTGCAGCTTCCCGTGCTTTTACGCTTAGTCGCTCTGCCGTTTCTGACATCCGGGTCGCCCTTTCGCTTAAGAGCATAGCCTGTGTTTTTAATTTTTCCGCATTCCGGAAGGCATCAATCATAACTTTGGCCCCATCCATCGCCGTTTTTAACTTCGCGTATTGGTCTTGGACTGCCATAGCAGCCTTGAATGCAAGGAATCCAGCGCCTGCCGTCGCAAGAGACGGACCCAGGAAGTCAATAGCCTGCACGGCGATTCCTGCGCCTTTAGCCAGACCATTGAAAAAGCCGTCTACCACCGTCTTTACCGATTCAATCTTTCCCTGTATGGAAGAGCCATCTATCCTTTTCAGCGTATCATCTACGGACTGGATTACATTTGTCATGCCACGGGTTATGGAAATCCCGACATTTGTAAACGCCGTTCCAATTCCAGCGGAGGCAGTCCTGGCCCTCTCAGCAAAACCGTTTACGCCGCCATCCAGCTCGACCAGCTTATCATTTAGCTGGCTAAAGGTAATCTCGCCAGACTGGAGTGCGCTGTAAAGGTCGTTCTGCGCCGACTCCCCAGCAAACCCGAAGGCTTCTGCCAGCTCATAAAGTGCCGGGCCCATAGTTTCTTGAAGGGTTCGCCATGACTGCATATCGACCGTACCCTTTGACAGCATCTGCGTATACTGTACCAATCCTCTTTCCGCGTCTGCCGTCGCTGACCCAGATGCAAGGAAGGCATTGTTCAAGGCAAGTGACGTATCTGTTGCTTTGCCCAGATCATTAGTCAGGAGCGCTATCTTCTGCGTGGATGACGTAATCCCGTCAAGCGACGTGGGCAGCCCCTGTATTCCTTCTGACAGTTTATCAATTGACTTGGTGGATTCCTGGGTGCTGAACCCAAGCTGCTCCATTACCCTCGGGAACCGGTTCATGGTATCGAACCGGTCGATGGCATCGCCTAATGAATTCTTCAGAGCATTGCCGGCGACGCTGAGCGCTTTGAATACTCCGATTCCTTTTGCTATATCTAAAATGCCTTTTGATGCTTTCTGGCTCCTGTCCTCTATAGCAGCCAGAGAATCAGCAGCACCGTGCATCTTGTTCGTAAAACCTCTGTCAGCCACGCTTAGAACCGCCTGTACGCTATATGTCTCCATAACATTTCTGCCTCCTTTCGTAATCCTGCACTTTGACGGCAATCCTCTTAAGGCGGTCCTCCTGCACCTTGTCCCTGCATCCGCCCGTCACCTCTTCGATACGTTTCTCGTAGTCGAAAAACTGCTTGAACGTCTTAAAAACCGGGACAGCCTTATCCTTGCCCTGCCTCCTTGTCGCCTGCACGTTATGGTTCGCCCATGCCTGGAGATGGATTTCATATTCCCTATCTATCTGCCTCAGACGATGAGCCTTCATCCGCATGCCATACTCATACAAGGTCATGCGGTCAATCTCATTGAAATCTGCCATGCCGAGATACCGAAGGCAGTCCAATACGATATGCTCATAAGTTTCCTGCGAGCTTTCTATCCTTTCAGCCCTTTTTCCACTTCCTTCAGCTCCTTTTCCATTTCCTGGAGCTTTCTCTTGCAGGCATTCGACTTTTTTAGCTCGTCGATTACCTCGCTGAATACTGCGTCGATATCTTCCGCTCCATCGATGAAGTCATCAATCTCCTGCATGTTCGGCCGATGCTTGTCCATCCGTGACGTTCCCATATGGATGAATTCAGCCAACGTCACTACATCTCCGACCAGAAGCAGCGGAATCTTGATTTCCAGCCCGTTCCCGAACTTCATCCCTGATTTGCTCTGGACGAAATACTTCTTGTCAAGGTCTCTGATAAACCCGATTCCAAAGTTTAGTTCGCATACTTTCCCGTTTATATCTAATGTCATCATCTTCATCCTTTCTTAATAGAAGGACAGGAGGAAGTCATCCTCCCATCCCGTTCTTAGGCGCCTGCATCCGGCGCTGGTGTTGGCGCTACCGCTTCCGTATCCCTGAATACATACTGTATCTCCTTGATATCCGCATCCGGCACCGTCACAAGGCCATCCTGCAGCTCGCCGTCAACGTTGAATGTCGTGGAGAACTGTGCCGCCTCCTCGACATTTGCCGGGTCCTCCCACTCCGAAAGCAGACCCTGCCCGTATTTCGCCGGGTATTTTCCATCTGTCGGCTCTGCTCCAAGGTCTATCTCCCATACCTCCAGAACCTCCTGCTTCAGCACTGCCTGCCTGAGCATGTTGTTGACGGCGTCCCTGGTAGAGACTGCTGTCATTTCGATTGTCGTGGTAAGGCCGCCGCTGTAATTGATTGGCCCGTCCTTCGTCATCTGGGAGTCCGTGTTGGCCTCGTACTTAATCGTATGCTCCACCTGGAGGGCCAGCCTTGCCGCGCCTTCTTTCGATGCATCCGCCAGCCTCCTGAACTTCAATATCTTGTCCTTTCCTAAAATAGGTTTTTCCATGTCATATCCTCCTGACTTAATAAAATTTAAACTCCACTTCAAGAATACCGTGAAGGAGAGGTTCTTTTGTCGTGTTGTCCGGCAGTATCCGCTGGCTTACGTTCTTCAGCAGCCAGGTGAAATTATCCGTGTCCCTTACCCTGCGGCATATGTTCTTGATGCCGAGCAGCATATCCGACACCGTCCCCCGGTTCTTCGGCGTATTGCTCCAGACATGGATGGTCTGGTATACGCTCCCGAACACGGCTGACTTGTTGGCCGCATCCGTCTGCTGGCTGTCGGCCAGATAGACGAAGGGATATGGCGTACCCTCTGGCGGTAAAAATCCGTCATATACGTCATACCCCTCTGCCTTAATTCTTATTAAGAGTTCCGTAAAAAGCTCCTGCTGTGGGTCCATCTCATCACCTCACAAGTTTTCCCATGTCGCTCTTGAACTGCTCTTTCTGCTCCCGGAATGCGGGTCCCACATAGGGCTGCGCTGCCATGAACCGCGTACCGAACTCCGGATACGGTGCATATTCTGCCACCGGCGCCACTGTAGCAGTCCGTCCTCCATCTGATATCTCCATGCCGATGCTTCTTTTCAAAGTACCGGTATCTACCGGCGCATTTCTCTGAGCCTTTGCCTGCAGCTCTGCACCGTTCTGGTGCACTATGCGTCTGACAGAGCTTAAATCGGCATTCCTTTTCAGTGCTGCCCGCAGCTCGCCTGCACCTGTAATCTTAACTCCCATCACTGCACCTCGCTTGCTACAAATATCTTTCTGCCTCGGCTGAAGTCCACCTTGTATGTCCTGCTGCCTATCCGGATACGGTCGAACGATTCCGTATATGGCCTTTGCAGGCGGATTGTGAGGATTCCCTGCCTCAATTCTCCATACAGGAGATGTAAGGTTTCCACTCCTGAATCTGTCACGTTAGCCCATTTCCGTGCCTCATGGACGGCATCCGCTTCGTAATTGCCGGTATCCGGATTATACGCTCCGGCTTCTATCCTCTGGAAGAAGACAGGCGTGTCATACCTCATAGGAATCTCAGCCTCCCCTTCGTTGCATCCTTCTGGCTGTCAAGGAATGCCTGTATCTCTTCTCTGAACCCCGAAAAGTCGTCATCGCTGAAGCTGATGCTCTGCCCCTCGACTCCCTGGCTCTTCATGCCCTCGGAGCCGATTCGGTTGAACCGGATGATGGACACGTCGATGATGATGTAATCCATCTCCCCAGGTGGTTCGATTCCGCCAAGGAGGAGCTTCAGCCTCTTTTGGGTAGACGAAATAATCCAGTTCAGCTTCTCATCCAGCTCTGCATCTTCCTGGTCGAGTCCTAGGAGCATCTTCAATTTCTCAAGCATCTCGACACCTCCCTATCATTCCGCAGCTTTCTTCCTGGTCCTCTTCGGTTTCTCTTCCGGTACGGCCTCTTCCCCTTTATCTTCATCCACCAGCTCAATCAGCGGGACTCCCTGCCTGTTGGAAGGCCCGGCAAGCTCTGCCAAGCGCTCTTCTGTGACCTCAATCCCTTCCCGAGGGAACGTATTCCCCACATCGTAAGGGTGCTCGCCATCTTGTAGGTCCGTAAAAAATCTGATTACCTTATACATGCACTACCTCCTTAGGCTCCCGTTGGCTTTGTGATTTTGATACATTTGGTTTCATCCACAAGAGCTACAACATAATGCTGATCCGCATTGAACTTTGTCAGCTTATGGTCAATATCCCTCTCTTTTTCGGCAAGCACGCTGCGTTTCAGGAAAGTCTTTAAAGCCCCAGTTTTCACCGCAAGCCCTTCCCCTTCTACAATCTTTTTAGAACGGACAATCTCCCACCCAAGCAGTTCACCGAACGCTCCGGAAATCAGGATGTTGTCCCCCAGGTCGCTTGCCTTTGTCCAATCAGAACCTGCCGCCTTTCTGAGCTTTGCAGTATCCTTATAGGACAGGAACAGAACACCCACAGTTCCGGCATCTTCTTCCTCGATGGCGTCCGGAGCGTCCTCAAAGGTTGCTTCCAGCTGGTCAATCAAGTCAATATCAATGGCATGCGCCACGGAAAGCGTTGTTTCCTTTGCCGCCGCAACAATATCATTGTCCACCTTGGACGCAATAGCCATCCTTACCTGTTTCTGAGCTTCCCCTACCGGGTCGCCATAACCGCTTAGTACCGCCTCATCCGTCAGCTTCACACCCTTTCCGGCTTTCTTGATGGTATACTTATCGCTGGTGGTCTCAAGCATGGTGTAATCAATGGCAGCCCCTTCTGCCACATCCTGCGCGTCTCCAATGTACTTAAACTTTGGAATGGTTACTGTAGAACCTGGTGTTCCTTCCAGCGTAGTGTCAACCGGTGCAATACCACTGAACTTGATTGCTTTCGGAAGCTGTGCACTGATCATCTGTGCCATTACTTCCGGGTCAATCATCTGTGCCAGCTGTGTAAGCTCGTCTGCAAACAGCTGTAAATTAAATTTTCTCATGTCTTATTCCTCCATAAGTTTCTTATATTTCTCTGGTTCCTTCTGCTTAAATGCCAATACCTCTTTATATGGCATTTTCACAAGGTCATCCTTGGTTATCTCCTTTTTCGAGCCACCAGTGACAACCTTCGGCGTCCTGCCTGTGTTCCGTGCCTTTTCCGCCGCAAGCACGATAGCGTCCTTAATCTTTACGAATTTCTCAATATTCTCTTTGGTCTCTTCGGCATCCTTTCCGACAACGAAGTCAAGCACCTCTTCCGATACATCAATATCCGAAGCTTTCAACAGTTTAGAAGCGGTCTTTGACAGTTCCATCCTGGCAATCTTACGCTCCAGCTCTGCCATCTTATTTTCCTTCTGCTTTTCTTCATAAGCCTTACGTTCTTCTGCTGTCATATCCTCCAGCTTCTGAGCCTCTGACTTATGCTTTTCTTTTTCACGCTGTTCTTTGAGAGCCTTTTCGACCTCTTTTGCTACGATTGCCCCAAGCTCTGCTTTTGTGTAGAGCCTGCCCTTTTTCTTTTTCTCTGTTTCCGGGTCCTGTTCTGGGTCGTCCTCGGGTTCATCTTCCGGATCTTCTTCCGGGTCCTCCTCTGGATCTTCGGGATTCTCAGCAAAGAGCTGCAGGTTATACCCTGCCTTTCCAAAAATCTCCTGTACTCCGTAATGATTATTTCTGTGTTTCATGTTCAAATACCTCCGTTTGATTTTTATTCGGCCTACCGTTTTGTGCCCGTCGGCATAACCGGATGTTCTTTATGGCGTCTGCAGCCGTAAAAAGACAAATGCTACACTATCCGGACATAATCCGGATACTCATCGGCAACCATGCAGATACCGATGAAAAAGGAATCCACCAGAGTCCGCGACCTCTCCGATAGATTCCCATATTCTATATCAACCCTTCCAGGTGATATGCTGTATTGAATTTTGTCCTCTGTCAAATCCTCGATGGACTTAATCAGCGTCTGTGTCAATGCAGTTACGCCGGCACACACAATGTCCTGTCCCGCCGGAGCGTAACCCGCATGGCCGGCAACTGTTATCCCGTCCCCTCGGACGTTTACCTCAATCAAATTACATCAACCTCCTTAAATGCCTTTAAGAGTTTGGGGAACTGGAGCGCTACCCAATCCACAAGCTCTTCATTCATTGCATATTCTGAACACTCATGTAGACCACTCTCAAAGAAAAAACCGTGTAATATTTCATGTCGAATTACTTTCTTCTGAAACTCTTTCAAATCCTCCAGCGCATCCGGTTCAGCTTTTTCATCCTCCATATCGCAAACAACAATCTTCTTCGTGCTGACATCACAATATCCCCATTTGTCTTTTAGTTTGGGGTATTCTTCTTCGTTGCCTTGTATAATACTGTATTTTGTACCAAGTATATCCATGCCATCATCTCCATGTTATAATAATTATGTGCCGCGCAGATTTAACGAGGTGATATTTATGACCAAAGGCAAATGCTCTGAAAAGCCGAAACGTCCGGGTCCGATGACTGTAAAGGTTTCTGGCTACAAGAGGAAAGACGGAACCAAAGTAGAACCATACAAACGGCACAAACCTAAATGATTTTTATGCGCGGCACATATATAGACATAAGAAAACCACCGGCCATAATCGACTGGTGGTTGCTATTCAACAAAATCTGTCAATGGTTTCTTTATACGAAGAGCCTTTCTTATATCCTTGACATATTCGTCATACTCATCAGCACCATATTCAAATTCCATATGTCCAAATGGAAAAACACTAAATAGGGCATGATATTCTTTATTTAGTTCATCTAACTCAGGTGTAGTTTCTCCATGCCACATTATTTTATCATCCTTTCTAACGTTTTTATCACTTCATTATATGAATCCGGGAATATGTCTTTCATCATAACCAGAACATTTGAGTTATTTTCATACAGAGCTCTTCCAATTTGAGAAAACGTTTCTGACTCAACCGCCCCAGACTTTTCCCAGTATTTTGAAGTATGTCCATATCCCATATTTAAGGCATCTCCCGTCATGCCGCTAAGAATATCGGAAACTGCTCTATACTCTTTCTTTAAGATTAGTGTATCATCGTAATGTATAAATGCATTCTTATATTTAGAGTATAACATTTCTTCAATTCTTTTTCCATATCCCCTTGCTTGGCTTTCTAACCGTCTGAAATCAGATTGGATGCTTTTATTCAGCAGACCGCTTTTTGTAAGCTTGTAAGTATTATTAATTTCATGAAACAATTCATGGGCCAATGTAGAAGAGTCTGCACCCTTCGACAAATATACCGTTCCTTCTTTTGAAGAAAACTTAGAACGCCTACCTTGTGCTCTCTTTATTTTTACTCTGTCTAAGGATTGCGTTAACAGGATTCTGACATCCCTATTATCAACAAATGGCAGATTTCTAATAAATTCTTTCTTCTGTTTATTTAATCCCATAATCTTATCAGATAGCGACCTTGCTATATCTGATTCTTCTGGTCCTTTATCTCTTAACCACTTTTTAAACTCTTCCCGGTCCATGTAAGCCGCCGTACTGCATCTGCAATTCGGGTGAATAGGCGGTGCATTTGTTCCTGGCATCATATCAGCTATGTTAATAGGTTTTCCGTTGTCCATGTCGGCGCAATCCTTACAAGCTGTCCCTAATGCAATAAAAACATACTGGTCGTATCCGTTCCGCGCATAAGACTGCTTCTGTGCCTCCGTCTGCACTCTTGCCAGCTCCGTCCTCAGTAGACGCTCTGCATCACTTTTTCGTACATCAAACAGCTTCTGCAGATGCGTGGCAAGCTGCCTGGGATTCCGCCCCTGTATGAGCCCCGTCTGCAGCAGCTTGGAAAGCTCCGCCTTCATCATGCCTTGGTACATCCAGATGCGGTCTGAGTAGCTTGCGTTGCTAAAGGAAGCATTCACAATCGCGTGTGCAGCCAGCGCATTGTTATGGATTGTCTCCCCAAGTATACCTGCCTGCTGCTCGAATTCAGACAAGGTGCGCTCTGTCAGTATCTCTTCAAAATATTTCTGAAGCCTATCGAAACCGTCCACCAGCTCCAGGCCGATATTGGCCTTCAGCAGCTCCAGCCGGTTAATCTTCATGGTGGCGTTGTAGAGCCGCATCTCGTCATTAGCCTCTTTTGAAAAGTTCTTCTCCTTCACGTACCTGGCAGCCTTACGCCCATAGGCCTCGATATCCAGATTGGATACCTTCCTCTTCGCCTCCGCCAAGGTGATGCCCTCTGTCTTGGCATACTTGGTATAAAATCCGTTGATTTCTTTTTGAATCTGGTCAAGCATGTAATCATAATAGCCGTTAATGGTCCTTATGTACTCAGCCTCGGTCTTAAGGTTCTTTATTAGATTCTCTTCTTCCCGTTTCCTCCAGTATTCCCTGCTGTCCATCCGCACCCACTCCAAACATCTGTCTGTCTATCTTGATTTCCCTAGCCTCTTCCTCTTTTTTCAGTTTCTCAATCTCATCCCCCACGTTATCGATAATGCTGAGCACGCTGAGCTGTGTTTCTTGAGAGGCTATTCCTTCAAGCGCCTGAGCTGTCTGAGCCTCTTCCAGAATATTCTTAGGGATATTCCTGGTCGGCTTATATTTGATATCCTTCCAGGCTTCTGAATTGGAAACATTCGTAGAAAGACTGCAGAATAATTTATACCGTTTATTCATGCTCTTTATCATCTTCCGGTCCATCGTAAGGGCCAGGTTGCTCATTGCCTGTAATTTATAAGCCAGTGCCGTACCGGAAGAGTTCCCATAGCTCTCATCTGATATGTTTGACACCATGCTGATCTGATAGATGAGCGTTTCCAACCTATCAAGCAAATTTTCCTGAGAACCGTCCGCGGTGGGTTTGGCTAAAAACTGCACTAAGATTTCTTTCGCATTATTTGTACCATACAGATTTATGATTCTGTCATCACGGATACGATACACATCTTCATCATCCAGTTCTGCTCCAAGCACTGCAAGATAAGCCTCTGCAAATGCATCCACATCATTTGCCTTCTCACCAATCGCTTTATTGTACGACTCGACAAGCCCCGAAACTTCTTCAAATATCCCGATACGCTCCTGGTTCATTGCATACTCCACGATTGGCAGCATGCCGTATGGGTTTTCTTTTCCCTCGGACAAGGTAGTTCCCGTAAATTCATAAAGCTCCGCCCGGGTAAGCAAATCCCCAAACCTTGTAACGCCATCTTCCTTATACCCGTACCTAACAGCAAATAAAGCCTTCCCCTTTACAGTGTCATCGTAGACTATAAACGCTTCTTTGGGATTGCAGGCTGCCAGCCTTGTGTGCGTCTCTTCATCCTGGTAGAGGTATTCATAAGCGTGCCCGTAAATACATGCTTTTTTCGCAAGCTCAAACTCATGGTCTGTAACATTGTTGTTCCGGTCAAATTCTGTAATTGCCTCATTGACAGTATCATCCTCGTGGCTGCGTTTGATGGGTACGCCATAGGCATATCCCAGGAATGTATCTGTGATATATCTTGGGAAATTGACCGCCAGCCGGTTATCCGGTTTCCACTCTGGTTTCTCCGGCAGATGGAAGATATCATGGAAGCCCCGATATAAGTTTTCCAGATACTCATATCTCGGAAAACGTTCCTCATGCAATGCGACGTACTTATTTATCAGCTCCATATCTATCTCTGCATCAGCGTCACATAACAGCGGCTTCGGCAGCTTATATGGTCTCTTTGAATGCATCTCTATATTCCTCCTTTAAATGTTTTCAGTTTCACTTTTCCTTTCCTCCATCCCTCTACCCCATATCTGAGGGCCGCCATCGCATCATCCTGGAACGGCACCGGCTCGTCAAGATATTCTCCGGTCCGTTCATCCTTCTTCCATTTCCACTGCTGCAGCTCCTTGATGGTATTTGTGCATGAAGGGTGGACGTATATCATCCGCTTGATTGCCTTGTCTTTTGAGACAATCCCTTTCAGCCAGTCAATCTGAGCAGCCTGGTACTTCTTCTCATCGGTCTTTTCCTTGACTACCGGCATTGCCATGAAACCGGCTGTCCTCCATGTCTTAATCCTGTCAGGCTCTGCTGAATCGCACCACATAATCCGCTTCGTAGGGATTGCCGCCTTGATTGCCAGAGGGATAATCTCTGCCGTCTCTTTCTCAAACACATAGATTTCCTGCAACACATAAATGTTCCCATCCTTCATTCCAAGTAAGAGAATTGCATTTGCATGGTTAAAGCCGAAATCCTGGCCAACGGAGATATCATCATAATCATCCAGATTCTGTGAGATTTCCTCTACCCGCCAGTTATGGAGAATCAGCCCTCCAATCTCTCCCCATTCCCCCAGGCCATAGATGCGGTATCCATCCGGATCCACTTCCTTACGCCTTTCCATACGGGCGTGGTAGGCGGCATCGATAAAACGGTTCATCAGGTAAGTGCTGTGGTGAGTCAGCACGTTGGAGTCTGGGACATCAAAAAAGACCTTCTTAATCCAGTGGCTGCTGCTTACCGGATTGAAGGTCATCCTTATCTGGTAGAACTGTCTGGCCGGGAGCTCGCCCCTTAACCGGTCGTCTATAATCTCAAAGTCCCCCTGCGTGATTTCCGTAGACTCCTCGATCCACACATCTGTCAGCTTCCCCCGTTGGAAGGTGATGGACTTCAGCTTCTCCCGCTGCTTTTCATCATTTACCCCGCGGAAGATTATCTGGTTCCCATTGGCCCTGCAGGTGAGCTGTAATGGGCTCTGCTTGATGTTCCAGTATCGGTCTGCCTTATCCCCGAACATCCGGTAGGCTGCCCCTGTAAGCTCTGCATAGGTGCTGTCCCGGTTTGTGATGTCTGATTTGCGTATGCAGACCAGGTTCCTGCCCTTGTCCTGCATCAGGCGGAGCAGATAGTTTTGGGCGGTATCGGTACTCTTGCCGGAACCGGCAGAGCCTTTCATTACGATATATCTCTTCTGGCTCCTGTCTACCTCCTTGAAGCAGGGGTTCGCCTTTACTGAGATATTCATCCTGTATCATCTCCACCGTAGTCGATGCTGATGTTAAGCTCCATGTCCGCATCAAGCTCGAGCTTGTCCTTGAACAATCCCAGGTGCTTCCCAATATCGACTAGCGCCCCTTTCTTATCGTACAGCTTGACCTCACGCTCCGTCCCCCATTCGTTCGGCTTTATTTTAATCGACTGGATGCATGCAAGGTCATCTTCCGAGGCATCCTGCTTAATCTTGGCTGTTTCCGGGTCAACAACATCCGTTATTTTGGCGAAGCCAATCTTGGCCAGCTCCTGCAGGACACGGTCCTGATTGATGCCTGTCCTCTTCGACCTTTCTGCCATTGCCTTTGCAACTTCATTAGAAACTGAAGTTTTCTGAAGTAGTTGGTATCCTATCTGCTCAGCTGTATCTGCTGAATATCCTGCCCGGATAGCTGCCTGAGTGGCGTTTAAATCTAACAAGTATTCTTCTACAAATCTTTTCTGTTTTACCGTCATTCAGACTCACCTCCTTTTACATACAAAAATACTCCGGCCCGAAGGGCCGGAGTATAAGTATAGTATTAAAATAGCAAATCAATGTCGTTCGCTTTAGCATATCTCTCTACTTCCTCTATAAATTTCCCTGCTTTTTTAGATCCTGATTTCTGTGCAAAAATCGCAGTGTTATATGCCTGCATTACAGCGCTTTTCTTGGCACTTTTATTATCATATCCTTTTGCATTATCAAAAAACATTTTTGCACTATTTAAACTTTTCTCTCCTGCCATAGTAATATCCTCTCCTTCATACACTGAGATAACCAACTTTCATTATATAACCTTATCCAATCGTCTCTGAAATATATTTTTTTAATAATCCATCACAATCTCAAATATCCTTTTAAACTATTTGTTGCACCAATGTAATACTTATATATCCTAAAATAGTCATCACAACACCAAGCACAAGGCTAATTACATATACCATTCTTGCTCTCATTTTACTTGAAAAGAGGGTTTCCTCTCCCCATATTATATCTGATAACTTAAAACATATCGAAACCCACATCAGTATTGAAACAATTATGTATATTAATAGCATTATAATATTATACATATCGCATCACTATACCCTTCTATTCTCCATCTTTATTTTGTGCAAACTCTTCATTTGACTTAAACTCTAGAGAAGCATTTAAATCTTCTAATACTTCTAAATCTTTTAATGCCTTAGTAACATCAATTCCCAAATCCTCAGACTTTTCTATCAAATCAATGGTTTTCAAATAGTTATCTAATTTTTGTCCTTCTAAATCTTCTTCCTCTTTTTGAACTTGTATATTCATTGTCCTATATTCTTTAATTACCCCTATTATTCCTGGAAATTCACACCCAAACACGCTTCCACCCGTCACAGCTATATAAATTGCAATTAATGGAACTGCCTTTTTCTTTAACTTTTTAAACCCTTTTTTGTAATTAATAGTTGTTTTTCCAGGTGAATTGAGATTAATAGTAACAGATATATCATCTTCATCGGCGATTTCTGCAAAAAATTCCGTAATACCATACATTAATTTTGATAATTCTCTGGGCCTAATTGGTTCTTTTTTATCTATATTTATGTTAAACATGATATCTTCTTGATAAGTATAACAATTATAAACACAATTTAGTATATCAACTGCATACTCATTCATATCGCTTAATCCATGTTTAGAATTCATCCCACGAATCAAATTGAAACCTATTTTTTCTGCTTTTATCTTAAGTAAAGGTAATATTGAACGTCGTTTTTTATATGGACATTTTATTGAATTTATTTCACATTCTTTGTTTTTTATCTTCTGATTTGCATGAATCTCCTCCCAATAGCCATTGCCATCTTCTTCATAATACTCCCCAACAACGGCTACTGTGATTTCAGAGCTCCCCGCATTTGGTATTATTACATAATCACCACTTTTTACATCCTCAATAAAATGCCGACATTTATTAATCGGCCCCATTGGCCGGCTCTCACCATAACGCTCTCTTATCTGCTCTTTTAATATTTCTATTGACTGCTTTCCAAATTCTGTTTTTAAATCAATGGTATTCCACCCAAGGGCAATAAATTTATCTGTAATAAATTCATTATAAAAATATCCTGCCTTCGTTCTTACCATCCAGAAATTTATATTCTTATCTATTTCTTTTATTGCAAAATTAGTTAAATACTTTTCCAAATTCAACATATTTTGTTGGTTACTCATCTTTTCCCTCCACACACACACATATTCTCACATTGATAACCTGTTTCCATAATATACCAAATTCTGACAATTATCAACAAATGTATGTGCAATTTATGTGTATGGATTATATAATTATAATAGAACATGTGTTTGCTTTCGTCAAGCAACGAAAAGAAGCCCCGCATCAAGCAGGACTCCCTTTCAGGCTTATATGTGTATCGCGAGAGGAAAAAGCGTTTCAGCCACTTCCTTCACGATATACTATAATACTTCAGAAACGAAATGTCCGAAAAAAACGAAATTACTTTTTCATGAAATTGTTAAACTCCATTCTCACGCTATCCCCCGTCGCCTTCCTTCCCATCAACGTCGCCACCTCTTCCCATGTCAGCTCGTTGAATATCTTGTACCTGATAATCCTCTGTATCCGGAAGGGTATCTCCTGCATCCACTCTTCAACCCCGAGCTTCAAATCTGCCGCCGCTTCTCTCTGCATGTCCCTTATACGACGCTCTTCACGGAGTCTGTCCGAATCTGCATCAGTTTCGACCACGCCCCCGAGGTTGAAGGACCTCGGCTCGTATGGCCATTCCGGATTGCTGCCTTTCACCTTGTCCTGAACAACCTTCCTCTTCTTTTCCAGCCTCTTTATTTCAGTTTCTGTTTCCTTTAGATACTCGCATGCATCTATGTAGTCACTCAATATCTTCTTGTCCAACCCTATCCACTCCCCTGCTTCTCATATATTCTGTAACGCTCTTATGCTCCAGCTGCCTCCCCTGGCTCCTGATAAGCTACCGGGCCTGGAGGGACAGAGGGCTGACCTGGTAGGCCGGCCGCTCGAACCTCTCCTTGGCCTCCCGTCCGGGGTTCCGTTCCTCCATATCGGAAAGGCGGGCCTGAGAATCCAAGGCGCACGCTTTCCGGGTCCTTCTACATTTTCTCATTGTTTCATCTCCTTTGTCGTAACATTTCTGTTTTAATCTTTTTTTGTCGATTGTTGTCTCTTTTTAACCTGTTCGCACCCGCCTATCTCCTTTTGGCAACGTATTGTTTACAATCAATCTGTAAGGTCACAAGGAGGCATCATGCAAAAGATAAGGATACTGTTACTGAAGCTCGGGATACGCTCCAATCTGAAGGGGTTCCACTTCCTCCTCTATGCGCTGCAGCTCTGCCTGGCAAGCGAGGACTATCTGCTCTCCGTCTACAAGACGCTGTATGTTGATGTGGCAGAGCATTTCGGCACGTCCAGGGACAATGTCGAGCACTGCATGCGCACAGCAATCTCAAGCTGCTGGAACAAGGGCAACCGCAAGCTCCTGCATCAGCTTGCCGGATACGAGCTTGCTCAGAGGCCGGCGAACGGCGAGTTCATCGACATCCTCTACAACTACCTACGCCAGGAAGGTTAGCCCGCTTATGCGGGCTTCTTCCCTTTAAATGGCCGTTTGGTGACTTTCCTTACTCATTCCAAACCATCGGACACCACGTAATGGTATCTGACGATTTTTACCATCAGCCAGCCGCATAAACAGCAAATCGCACCCAAACCTTACCTCTGTTGCCTCGAATTCTTCCATGTATCCGTCCCACCAACGGACGGTAACTTTATTTGTATTCACCATTTCACCTTCTTTCACAAAATGTCAGTTTTTAATGCATCCTGTATCTGCTTTGATAATTCTGTCTCCTGACTGTATGCGTTCTCAATTTCTTCTGCCGCCGATTCCAACAAACCGTTTAAATGGTCTATATAATCAGCGAGAACCCTTGCATATCGAGCCGCAACAGCTTGATAATTTTGCTTCTTAGCCCATTCAAACGCTATAATTTCTTCTTCATTCATTTTCCTTTGCCTCCTTGATTTCCTAAATTTTAAATTTTGCGGATTAAATGGTTCCGGTAGCGGCATCCATACTTTAGGGCCATGCACATATATACTGCCTGTAAGTGCTAGATGCCACCCCTCACGGCTATGGTATGCTATCCGCCGTTCTCCGAACCTGTCGGTCACAAGCACTTCTTCACCGTCATCTGGCATCCGCTCGGATACCGGAATCCATTCGGTACGCATTTTCCCGTCCATGATTTCTTCCGGTGTCAGGCCGGTATCTTCGTAGGCCGCTAATCGCTTGTAATATAATTGCTTTTCAGCATCTCCAAACAATGCCGTGCCTTGCGTCATTCTCTTCATGTCTTCGCCTTCCTTTCCCCGGTTCATGGATACGCAGGTCCTCGTATCCGCACGTTCTATCGCGTCCTGTCTTGTCATCCTAACCTTCCTCCTGTATCTTCTTGATCCTGGCTTTCAGCGACTCCATGACCCAGCTCTGCACGTCCTCTTTCCTCTCCAGCGCCTGCATCACGTCCTCGTCCCGGGTCCCCGTACAGACCAGGTGGTGGACGATGACCTTCTCCTGCTGCCCCTGCCGGTGCAGCCTCTTGTTGGCCTGGGTATACAGCTCATAGTTCCACGTAAGCCCGAACCATATGACGTGGTTGCCTCCCTGCTGAAGGTTCAGGCCATAGGCGCTGCTGGCCGGATGGGTCAGGAGCACATCCACCTCGCGGCGGTTCCAGGCATCCTCATCCTGCGTGGTCTTAAGCTCCCTTACCCGAAGCCCCGTCTTTTCCAGCGCCTTCAGGATCCTTGCCCTGTCATGCTGGAAGCTGTAGAACACCAGGGCCGGCTTCCCCTGCAGGGACTCGATCAGCTCCTGGAAAGCCTCCAGCTTGCAGCCGTGGACCTCATGGGCTTCATGGTCCTCGTCATATACCGCGCCGTTTGCCAGCTGAAGCAGCTTGTTGCTCAAAGCTGCCGCGCTGGTGACGCTGATATCCCCTTCCTCCTCCGGCATCTCCAGCACCATCTTCCTTTCCAGCTCCCGGTACGCCTTCTCCGCTTTCGCATCCAGCTCCACGGGTATCCGGTGGTACGTGACGTCCGGAAGCTGCAGGTAGTCCTCCGCCTTCATGCTGATGCAGATGTCCGATATCTTCCCGAGGATGCTTTCCTCGCTCCCGGGCTTGGCCTTGTAATTGTATACCACGTTGTTCCCCCGTTCCCCTGGATCGAAGTAGCGCTCCCGGAACTGGGTGTACCTCCTGCCCAGGCGTTCTCCCCCGTCAAGGAGGTACACCTGGCTCCACAGGTCATCAAGCCCGTTGGGGGACGGCGTCCCCGTCAGCTCCACCAGCCGGTCGATATGCCCACCTATGCTGGCCAGGGACTTGAACCGCTTGGCCTTATGGCTCTTGAAGCTGCTGGACTCGTCCACCACCACCATGTCGAACGGCCAGGCATTCCTGTAGTAGTCCACCAGCCACACCACATTCTCCCGGTTGGTGATGTACAGGTCCGCGGGGGTGTTCAATGCCCGGATGCGCTTCGCCTGGCTCCCGAGGACCGGAGATACCCGCAGCATCCTGGTGTGCTCCCACTTGTCCTTCTCCCGGATCCAGGTGCCCTCCGCCACCTTCTTCGGGGCTATCACCAGCACCTTCCTTACCTGGAACCGGTTATATTTCAGCTCCTTGACGGCTGTCAGCGTTGTAACCGTCTTACCAAGACCTATCAACCCATATCCAGAAATAAGCCTATTTTTTTAATTTCCAGTATTTTTTTAATGCAATATGCCTGGTAGGCGTGCGGTCTGAATATCATCGGGCATCACCTCTCTTTCTTTCCCCAAAGGGTCACAATTCATATTTGCAGTCTAAGGATTTGCTGGTCTCTTCATATCCCTGGTCCTGAAAGAACCGGCTCAATCCGGCCATCCCTTTCACGACCCGAACCTGCTGGCCCAGTTTCTTAAGCCGGTTAATCTGCACTTCCTGCAGGGCAGTCAGCCGTCCGGTATTCGTTTTCAGTTCTACGAATACCGGTGCACTTCCCGGAAAGATTACAATCCTGTCCGGCACCCCGTCATTTCCGGGGCTCATGAACTTATATGCCCGGCCTCCCAGTTTCTTCACTTCACGGACCAGTATCTTTTCAATCTCGCTTTCTCTCATGCGAATTCCTCCCCGTGCACTTCCTCGCGCGCGTATACATTACCCGTATTAGGCGCGTCAGGCATATTACGTATATACCTAATCTATTTATTTTTATACTCTATAGAGAATAGGTTGACATAGTTGACGTTTATGGATAATTCCAGTGTTTACAATGCTTTCAGCGTCAACTTACTCCGTCAACTTTCTATTTTTTACCGTTGACTTGGTTGACACCGCCTGTCAACCAACTTTTCGGTTACGTCAACTTAGATAGTTGACACCTTTTCAAACCCTTTCTGCCTTCCGTGCGGCCCATACCGCCTTACCGATTTATTTCTTTTCCAGCCTTTCACGGATGACAGGATTCCGTTGATTTCTGTACTATCTGTCCGTTTCATGTATTTCGGCTCTCCGCTCAGGCATTCTACCCATATTTCCATCGCGCATATCTTTTCACGCTCCATCAACTCTGCCCCTTCCGGCAGTACCAGCGTCCCGTTCCAGAACTGCCGCCGCTGCATCAGGTTTAAGCTGTCCCAGTTAGAAGGAATCCTCCGTTCCATGAACTCCCGGATTATCCCCTCCTTCCCGGATGCTTCTCTGTGGCTTTCCTGCATATCCTCCGCAAGTGCTTCTATCTCCTTTGATAGATAAAGTGGCTCTCCAAGCATCCAGTATGTATAGGCTTCTGCCCATATCTGGTCGACCTCTTTCGGCAGCTCCTCCCAGACAGACTTCCGTGCCGGTCCCACCCCGACATCCACCGGCCAGAACCGCCGGTTCCCTGTCATATCTTTTAAAAACTCCTCTTCATTGCTTGTACCAAAGAATACGCAGCGTCTTGGGTACTTCTGCGTACGCCTGCCATAAGCCGCCCGGTAGATATCGTCGGTCTTGCTTAAAAACTGTTTGATGATCTGGTTCTCCTGCTTGGTGAAGGCTGTCAGCTCTCCCACCTCATTAATCCACGTCCCTTGAATCAGCTCCGCGGCGTCCTTGCCCTCAAAGGTCGTCAGGGAGTCCGAGAACCATTCTTTCCCGAGAATGTTTAAAAAGGTGCTTTTCCCGATTCCCTGCGGCCCCACAAAGATTGGCATATAGTCAAACTTCACACCGCCTGCTATAGCCCTGGCCACAGCGGCGCACAAGGATTTACGCATGACTGCTCTGGTATAACGATTATCCTCTGCCCCCAGGTATACGGACAGCAGGGTATCGAGCCTCTTTACACCGTCCCATCTCAATCCCTTCAGGTATACTTTCACGTCATTGATTTTATTCTGCTCGCTCACAATCAATAAAGCGTTGTCCATCTTATCCCTCCCTGTGATTCCATAAAATAATTCCATATAATTATAAAAGCCGGCATCGTCAAAATCCTTCCACCGACGTTTATTCTCCTCCCGGCTCCATGGGACTTTTCCCAGAACCATGCCGCAGCTTGCAAACTCATCTGACGCAATCTTCCCCTTCAGCAGAGGGTCGTTTTCCAGTATCAGTACGGCATTGTTGATAGTCTTCTCTATCTTCCCGTTGCCATCGTGCGTAAGGCGGTTGATCCAATCCAGGTCGTATCCTGCCTCTTCCTGTGTCCCTTGTACATCGAATGCCCTCTGTGCCTGTTCAAATTTTTCTTTAGCCAACAAATCCGCTACCGGTTTATCATCCATGGCCAGCCGGCTCATGGCTATGAAGGACGGAAGCTTGTTGTTCGGCGTGCCTTCCTTGGCCTCCCGGTCCTTGTCCCCGAACATGTGGAGCCTGACCAGGTCGAACGCGTTCACCAGCAGGCCGGAGCAGGGGTCCGTCGCGTGGTGGGAGTATAGGAACATGTCCCCGTCGTAGACCACGGCACCGCCTACGGTGGAGCCTCCCGTATAGGTGTAGCGTCCGGGTGCGGCCGTCTCCTCGTACATCCCCGGGATGAACCTGTCCATGGCCTGGGTGATGCCGTAGGTCCGGCAGAAAGCTCCTATGATGCCCCTTTTCTGCGTCGGGTCTTCCTGCTTCGCCACGCGCCGGCGCTCCACCGCGTCGGTACCTGGCACCTGAGGCCATTGCGTGACGTCCTTCCAGTCCCCATACATCCCAAGCAGCCCATCCAGGCTGCAGAAAGGGCTGTCGTACGCTTCATATATGTATTCGCTGTCCCTGCAGCAGCTCGGCCAGTACATCAGCCGGGATACGTCGAACGTGGTGGGGTCGCAGGACTCCATCCCTATCAGGGATGCCAGCTTCCTTGCCGCCGGCTCATACTCGTCCGCGGTCGCGGTGCGGTCCAAAGGTACGATTACGCGAAGCCTCGGTGCATACCCCGCATGCTTCCGGGTGCTGTAGGCCGCCGCCGCGCATCCAAGCCCGGACACGCGCTTTAGGATGTCCTCCGTTCCTCCTGCCTTGATGCTGTCCAAGTCTAAAGTGATGAGGTCCCGCCCTTCTGCATAGGCCGACTTCCTGATGTCATTTACGAAGGTCCCTCCCACGAAGCCGCCCACATCCTTCAGTTCGTCCTGCTGATGCTTGGGGAAGGCCAGGTATTCCTCCAGCGTTTCCGGGCTTCGGACCGGCACCTTCAGCCTATCCGCGAATTCGGACCAGAGGATTTCTGTCCTTGGCCAGCGTTTTGTTCTTCTGGTTCCGGCCATGCTGACTGCCAGCTTCCTGTTGTTTACCATCTGCCCTCTCGCCCTCCTAATCTTTCATATAATAGCTGCTCTCAAATCCTGCGCCTTTTAAGATAAGCCCCGGCGCCCATGGTATGGGCGCCGCCATCAGGCCGCATACCTCGTCCACAGCCACATCCCTGGGTGCATCGATGATGACCTCATCGTGCACATGGAAGACCACCTGCAGGCCACGGCTCTCAATCCGTATCAGCGTTTCGGCCAGGCAGTCCCTGGCGATAGCCTGGACGATGTTCTCTGCCATTTTGCCCCCGTAAGTGGAGGTTACCTCCCACTTTCGTGTCTGTTGACCCACTGAATAATAATGGACGGCCAGCCGTCCGAACTGGTTCTCCTGCAGGAACGGCCTCGAATAGAAAAGCTTCCGTCCGCTTGGAAGCTGTACGGTGAGGAAGGACTGACCGAAGACCATGTCGCCTTCCAGGGCAAAGATAAGCCCATGGATCGCCTGCGGCTGCGCCGTCTGCATGGCCGCAAGAGCCGCCTGCTCCACGGCATACCACAGATCACGGATCCTCGGATTGGCATTGCGCCAGCGCTGTACGATATCCGGAAGCTCTTCTTCCGAAAGCCCCATGTCCAGCGCTCCCATCGCAACCAGGGCGTTTGTACCGCCTTGGTAGCCGAGGGCAAGGGTTGCCACCTTCCCCTTCTGACGCAGGCTGTACTCCGGGTTCCCTCTCGCTATCCTTTCCACCGGCACCCCGAACATCTGGGATGCGGCCGCCTCATAGATCTTCCCATGGGTGGCGAACACCTCGTTCACCCACTGCTCTCCGGCCAGCCATGCGATGACACGCGCTTCGATGGCAGAGAAATCTGCTACGATGAATTTATTACCTTCGGACGGGATGAACGCGGTACGTATGAGCTGCGACAGGGTATCCGGAACGTTACCGTACAGCAGCTTGATCCCTTCATAGTTCCCCGCCTTGGCCAGGTTCCTGGCATAGTCTAACGTTTTCAGATAGTTCCTTGGCAGGTTCTGCATCTGTACCAGCCTTCCCGCCCATCTTCCTGTACGGTTCGCCCCGTAATACTGGGTCAGCCCCCTGACACGGCCATCGCTTCCCATCGCCATCTTCATGGACACATATTTCTTTACAGATGTCTTTCCCATCTGCTGGCGGATTTCCAATGCACGCCTTGCTCTTCCCGGCAGCCCTTCCTGCGCCAACGCCCCCTCGACGGTCGCCTTCTGAAGGTTCTCCAGCGCTGTCCCATTCTGGGCGAGCCACGGAAGGAGCTGCGCGGTGCTGTTCGGATTGGAAAGCCCGGTCAGCTCCTGCGACTCTGCTTCCAACCGTGCCGTGCTGGTTCCGTCTATCGCCAATGCGCCTTCGATAAGCTCCTTATCCACTTTCACTCCAAAGGCATTCATCCTGACGTCCATCTGCCAGAGACGCTCCTCTTCGTCGGGCATCGGATACTGGTCCAGGCGTTTTAAGATCTCACGCTCTGTCACAACATCCTGCTTACAGTATCCCTTGAACAGATTCCATTTCTCCGGGGCATGGCGGGGAAGGTTCCAGGTACGCCCGCCGTTTGCTTTTGTCGGCCTGCAGGGAGTGCAGAAATACTTGACCAATGCTTTCCCTGCCGTCATCTTCTGCTTGTCCTGGGGCAGGCCAATCGCCTTTCCCGTTGCATCCAGCCCTGCCGTGTACCCGCAGTACAGGCCGTGGGCCATGGTGCACCTCCACTGTTCCAGCGGGGTCTCGTACCCGGCCCGGTTCAGGCAGTACCACTCGAAGGCGGCGTTGTAGGCATGCTTGACCACATTCGGATCCTTCAGCGCTTTGCACAAGCCCGCACACTCTTTTGCAAACGATTTCTGCTTCTCATTCAGAAAAGCCCCCTGTCTCCCGCGGAGCGTCTCATCCGTAAGGTCGAGAAGCTCTACCGGTCCGCCATCATATTGGTAGGCGATCAGGAGTATCCCAAATGCTTCGGACTGTGCGTAACGGTACAATCCAGCCTTCCCGATGTCTATATCTGATTTCGTCTCGATATCTATGCTTAAATGACGCATCTGTCCCTCCTGTCAAGATGAGGGGCGTAGGAGCCCCCATCCGATTAAAATGGCAAGCCCGTAATCGGGTCGAGCCTTCCCGGCTGCTGCGCCGGCTGTACCCCCTGAGGGGTATTGGCGAAGCCCGGCTGTACTGCTTGGCCATACGTTGGCTGCACGTAAGGGCTTGCCTGCTGTGCCTGGTTCGACACGCCGAATGCCTGTGCTGCTGATGGCGCGCTTCCCGCCAGCGCCTCGCCGTCCCTGAGCTTCTGGACCGGCCCGAGGCCGCACCCGATTCCTTTCTTGCCTCCATAAGAATAGGGGAAGAACGTGACGTTCACGCGGCCATACATCCCGCTGTATACTTCAGACTGGTTGATGATTGGATTCCCCTGGCTGTCCACCACCTCAGGCGGATAATCCACCTTGGCGCCGGCCGTGAACACCCAGTGGCCTTTGCACTCCGGGCCAAACGGCATCCCGTCCGAAGGCTTCACCCCATCGCCGTCATGGACTGGCGTAGGCACGACCGGAGGGCACTGCCCGTTCCACTTGTCCGAAATCCCCCTCTGCTTCGCAGCCTCTATGGCCGCATTGATCCTGTTCATGGTATCCACGTCGGCCTTAGGTACCAGGACCGTTACGCTGAATTTTTCCTCCTGCCCCTGCATTGCCGCATATGGCTTGAACAGATGCACGTAGGATAACCTTACTTCCCCTGTCGTGACGTTTGCTAAATTTTCCATCTTACTTCTCCTCCTTGAACGCCTCTTCGGCTGTTGTTCTATTCATGATTGCTTCCCGATTGTCCGACTCCGGAACCAGCGCAGGCTTGCCCGGATTCTTCTTGACGTATTCCCCGACCGACTCTTCGAAGTCCTTCTTCCCGACCAGCTTCTCCACCTGTGCCAAGGTAAGGGGAACTCTCTCCCACAGCACCTCTTCCGGTGCGATTCCTGTCTTCTCAAGCTTCTCAAAAGCAGCATCCATGTCGGTCCATGCTCTCGATGCGCGCCCTTCCACGGCTTTCCATCCGGGTACTTCATTCCCGGCCAGGCATTCTTTTAATGCCCACTCCTGCAGGTCGCTCTGGTACTTCGCGATAGTCTTCAGCTCCTGCAGCCGCCGCCCGGCTTCTTCCCTGGAAATCAGCGGCGGCATTTCGCCAATCTGGAAGGCATGCTTCACGTTGTAATCTGACCATGCCCGGCACTGTGCCCTTGCCCTGCAGAACCTGCAGGTATCTTCGCCGGGGTGGAAATCCCCCTCTCCTTTGGAGGCAAGCGCGGCGCGTTCCCTTACGTGATTTCCAAAATCCAGAAGCTCTTCCAAGGTGCACCCCCATTCCGAGATTCCTTCCGGAAGCCGGGGCTGCACGATGGACAGCTTTACACCTTTGATAGGACATAGGAAGCTGTACATCTGGTAGGCTCCCAAGGCATACAGCATCAGCTGCGGGTTCTTTTCTGCGGATACCCTTCCATTGGGGCTCTTTCCATATTTGAAGTCAATTACGTGTACGATGCCGTCATATAGCAGAATACAGTCTGCAATCCCGCTCCCTTCAATCTCGTCGTCAGGATCCGCAAAAGTATATTCCTTGAAATGCACCCGCTGTTCGATCTTGACGCTGGGCGACCCCTTGATTGGAAGCGCCACCGATTTTATGTAGTCCAGGTACTCGTCCGTATGCCCCATCATCTCATCGTTCCATAATTCGTTCTCCTTCATCTTCTTGATAGCGAAGGTAAGCTTGCGCTTGGTGAAGTCCGGCCCGTAGAAATAGTTCCTTACCTTGGCCTCTGCCAGTTCATGGGCCAACGTGCCCTCCTTCGCCGCTTCGGAGCTGGTATCCGGGAACTGTTCCTCCAGCCTCGCGCTAGGGGTACATGCGAGCCACCGGTGGGCGCTGGATGCGCTTAGCAGGGCATGCTCTCTTTTCTTATGCTCCATCAGATCTGCGCCCCCATTCCCCGAAGCGCGGTCGCGAAGCTTCCATACTGCTCCTGAGGCAGCATTGGCAGCGCCTCCACCCCGTACCCTGCCAGGAGCTCCTGGAGCTTCTGCTGCATCCCCTTGTCCATCAGCTGCATGGCCGCCGCAGCCAGCTCATCGAGCGTATAGGCATGCTGCGTAGTCGGAACCGCCTGCGAGGCCTGCTGAGCCGGCGCAGCGTTCGCCTGCGGGAAGTTCTGCGCTATCTGTTGCCCGTAAGGGGCCGCAACCTGGACTGTTTCCGTTGCCTGCGTACGTACCGGCGTATTAGGGGCTGGTGCCTCCTCCCTGCCATTCGTCGCTGCAGGTGCAGGCATCGGAGCCGGATTCCCCTCTTCCTCACGGATGACCTTCTTTGAAAAATCGATCATCTCCTCATAACTGTCAAAGCTTAGATTTATCATTGCCATTTGCAATTTCCTCCTGAATCATTTATCATATAATCGTTAGGTTACGAGAACGCTTACGCCTTGCCGGGCATATGTAAGCGTTCTTTTCATGCAATCTGCTTTATCACGTTCCGTATCATGGACGTGCCGGAATCCAACGCCACGTTGGCAATCCTGGTATGCCCGCCTGCGAGCTTCGCATATACGAGCTCCCTGCAAGGGTCGTATTCCAGCGACACGAGATCGTGCAGCTCATGGGTCGCCTGCAGTGCCGGCAGCAATAGATCCAGTATGTTCTGCTTGTCTTCCTTCATCTCCTCACCTCCGATTCCCAAAATGTAATATCCGCGCTCCGTCAATTTCAATGCAACCGCATCTCTCACGCGTAAAGATACACAACTTGTTTTTCTGCGTGCCTATGAACAATGCTCCGTTGTTTTTGTGGTATCGAATCATCTTTTCATTCTCCTCTCCTTGATGAATATTGCCCTGCTGTCATAAATCTGCTATAATATAAGTGTTTTCTGGGCATAAACTTTCCTTATGCCGGCGCCTGGCCCTTGTACCTTGGTCAGGCGCCTTTTATATGTGCCATAGCTCCTGCAGCGTTGGCAGTGCCACCCACAGTGCGACCGCCGTCAGGCTTGCGATAAGCACCGTCCCGAGGGCTATGTACACCACGATGTCATCACGAATCGAGCGTCGCGTCTTCTTCCCTCGGCGTCTCTTCCTTAATACCATGTTTGGCCTCCTTTCCATCATTCTGTTTGCCGTCCCATACGATGCCCGTCTCTTGCCAAAGCTTCATGGGGCTGATATATACATTTGACCTGCCGCCTTCTTTCCTGATAACGCCAATCGGCAGGGTCCCATCCCGGATGCACTCCCGGACATATATCTCTGACTTTTTCATCAGATTCGCCGCAACTTTTACCGGTACATATCCTGTCGGGAACTCTGGCACCGCGTATATGATATTCTCCATGCTTCTGCACCTCCTTATCTTCTTGTTACGATAATTTCCAGTTGATTTCCCAATTTCTCCCATATATACTGTAATTATTGAGTACAAAGGAGAAAATCATATGCAAGATATCCAATTCCCAACGCTTCCCGAGCCGCCTACTCCATACATTCCAGATGCATTGCCAGATGATACAATTTTCCCGGAGGAAGTGATTTCCGAACAAATCGACGAACTAGGTAAATCCATAAAGAAGCCCTTAAAACGCCAAATGAAAGCTGTCGAAAAGATTGCACAATCCTCTAAAACCCAAGCTGACATAGCACTCAAAAAGTCAAAACGTGCTGACATAAAGGGCTGGCTCGCTATCGGTATCTCTGTGGCTGCCCTATTGATTGAAGTTATAGTAAACCGTATTGAAATACTTGCTTTCTTGAAATCACTTTTTAATTGACAGTTCCACTATCAATATAAATACCAGCGTAAATACGGAAAATCCGAGAGCAAAGTTTGCCAGTCTTTCGGATTTCTCTGAAGCTTTCCGTGCATTAAACACCATCCACTCAGAATCTCTTTGCTTTCTAGCATTTTCTCGTACCTTTTTTAAATCCATCTCTCACACCCCCTTCTCAAAGTCCCGTTTATCGGACACCACTTTATGTTACGATAATTACCAGTTGATATTATTATGTAGTAATGATATAGTAATTTTATCGAACATAGGTTTGTTCTATGCTGCTTGCTTTTCTCTTCTGAATAGATATTCGATATCGTATTCTGGAAAGAAAACCTTTTTGATTAGTAGTGCCTCATCAATTGAAAAGCCACTTTTCACTGTTCCATCAGACTTATCAGATACAGTATTGAGTTGGCACCCTAATAATTCTGCTATTTGTGTGAACGTAACTTTTTTCAATTTCATAACTTGAATTAAATTATTGTACATGGAAATCTCCTTTCACTTTATTTGGAAGTTCGAACTTTATAATGCTATTATATTTGTTAATTCGTATATTGTCAATGATAAATATACGAAGTTACGAATATTATTGCTTTTTCCTTAAGATTCATTCGGATATTCAAATATTTTTGTTTACTTTTTATATATTTTCGTATATAATCAAAGTATCTAAGAAAGAGGTGACACATATGGAAAAAGCTAGGATACTCGAAGAATTGATTAAAAGTCATGGGATGAATGCTCGTTCTTTTGCTGAAAAATGCGGACTTCCATATACTACAGTCTATACAATACTAAAAAAGGGCGCTGGGAAAGCTAATGTAAATAATGTAATCGCTATGTGTAAAACCTTGGGTATCACTGTGGAACAGTTAGATGAGTTATCAAAAGGCGCTTCCCCCAAATCCTATGAACCTTCTTATGAAGATGTAGAATCACTCATCGCCCGGAATGGAAAAGAGTTCTCTACAGAGCAGAAGATGCGATTAATCAAACTTTTGTCCGAAATAGATAAGTAAAGGATTGATTTATTTGGACCGTAATCATATTAGAAATAAGGCCGCCGAAGTGATTATCGACTGTAATGTAAAAAGTTTCCCTATAGATTGCTTAAGCATCCTTCGGCATTATGGCTATAAGATATATACTTACTCGGAGCTACAAGGAAAGAACAGGGAACTATATGAGATGTGCATATCATATTCCGAAGACGCCTTCCGTAACGGGAATATGAAGCTGATAGCATATAATGACAGGAAGCCTGACCGGCGTATACGGTTTTCTCTCATGCATGAGCTCGGACATCACATTCTAGAGCATAAGAACGACCTGCCGCAAAATGAACTCGAAGCGGATTACTTTGCAAGCAATATGCTGGCTCCAAGGATTACCATCTATTATGCGAAATGCAAGTACAGAAAAGATATCGAGGAAATATTCAATGTCTCTTCGGCAGCATCATACCGTATTGCTCAAGACTTCATAGTATGGTGCAATGAGGTGTGCTGCGAAGGAAAGCACGAATATGACGGAAAGCTCTATGAGCATTTTTATGATACTCAGTACGGGGGTTTTGTGTATTCGATTAAGAAGTGCGAATTCTGCGGTGCGGATGTCTATAATGAGAAGAAGCCATATTGTATAACGGGATGCAAAATTCCGAAAGAAGAGCCGTCCCCGATAAGATTATGCAATAATTTGACTTCTAGCGATATACAGGCACTAAGACGCTTCGAGTATAATCGACTTTATAATTTTTGATATTAAATGCTTTGGCATAGATAGGATTCTCAATGTAAGGTACAAAGGAAGAGAGGTTTTTATGGGATTATTTAGCAAACCAGTTGTAACATGCGGAGTATGTGGCAAAGAAATAGGCGGAAAAGAAAAGCGTTGGGCTACTAAGGACGGTTTCTTATGCCCTGATTGCCAAAAGCCTTTCACGCTAAATGGACCTAATGCTTTCATCAAGTATACATCCGAAGAAATGAAAGTTAGAAAGCAACAGCGCATCCAGTCAAATGAATTCTGGGATAACAACAAAAACGAATTCGATTCTCTTTATGTAACAAGAAAAATATCAAATGTTCTTTGTATAGATGATAATGCAAAAAAATGGTACTTATATTTTGGTCCAAGTTTCGCAATGCCAGAAGCAAATCAAAATGCAGCCACACCCATAGTTTTTGATTTCTCTGATATTGAAAGAGTATACTTATCTCTTGGTGACAAAGTTGTTTCTTCTGTAGCCTCAACGAAAAAAAATAGTAGTTTGGGAAATGTTTTATTGGGAGGGCTTATAGCTGGAGATGCTGGTGCCATATTGGGCGGAATGCTCACAGGACAGACGACAACAATTCAGTCTTATGAAACGCAGCGGGCAACGGTAAATATCATTATACGTGGTTCAGACACTCCTATTCCCGTAACATTCAACAATAAAGAAGACGCTTTTGATGTAAAAAATGGTTTTGCCTCCATAATGCCGGATGCCGTAATAGATAATGACATTGAGTTTCCTGCAGATAATCCAGCGGAAAACGATTTCTCACCATCCTCTGCAGATGAAATCCGTAAATTCAAAACGCTTTTGGACGAGGGTATCATAACTCAAGAGGAGTTTGACGCAAAGAAAAAGCAATTATTAGGTTTGTGATAATAAAAAACCGCCCGGTGCTACCAACACCGAACGGCTTGACATATATCCGAAGATATACGCACTTATGACAGAATCATTGTATCATCTTCGGGCAGCCACCGCAAGCGGAACGAACGTTCTTTGCTGGCTGTTATTTTTATACACTTTTTTAAGAAAGGATGATGATACATGAGATTGCCAAACGGCTATGGAAGCGTTACTAAGCTTTCTGGGAAAAGGCGGAAGCCTTACATGGCTCGGATATCTAACGGCTATACCCATGACCTGGAACGCGACCGGGTCATCGCCAACCGGGTTATAATCGGATACTACAAGACGAAAAAAGAGGCTCTTGACGCTTTGGCCGAGTACCACGCAAAGCCCTATGACCTTGCTAAAAAGGATATGACCTTCCAAGAAATATATGACATCGTACTTGAAAAGAAGATATCAAAGCTCTCCAAGCATTCACAGCAGGTGTACGGCTCTGCTTATAAGCACTGTTCTACTATTGAGGATATGAGAATCTGCGATATCCATACGGAGGAGCTTCAGTACGTGATTGACAATTGTAACCGCCGTTCTGGTACAAAAGACGCCATCAAGGCCGTCATGGGCAAGGTTTTCGAATACGCCATGCAGAACGACCTGGTGAAAAACGACTATTCCAAATATATTGAGTATGAGAAAGATGATGTCAAGATCGTGAGGGAAGTTTTCACGCCGGAAGAGATCCAGGCGCTCTGGGACGGTAAAGAACTCTATCCCAATCAAATATTGCTTATATTGCTCTATACGGGTATGAGGGCCAACGAGCTCTTTGAACTGCCCCGGGCCAATGTCCATCTTGATGAACGATACCTGGATATCACAAAAGCGAAGAATAGGTCCAGTCTCCGCCAAGTACCCATACACAACAAGATTCTGCCCATCGTGCGGGCTCTTTTTGACCGCGGCGGAGAAACCCTCACTACGAATGAAAATGGCCTTAAAACTCAATATAAGGCCTTTACGGAAAAAGCTCTTCCGGAAACGAATGAACGATATGGGATGTCGCACCGCTTGCATGATACGAGACATACTTTTGTTACCAATGCGAGGGCTTGCAAGGTAGATGACCTGTGCTTGAAAAAGATTGTCGGGCATGCTGTAAAGGGAGTGACAGCCCAGGTTTATACACATATTTCAATGGATGAGCTCCTTACTGAAATCAATAAGATAAGCCTTTGA